TGCCCTTGCCGGTATAGTCCTTCCAGACGGGAAGGATATTCGCATCGGAGATGTACCACTGATCGGTCAGGAGAGGGTCGGTGGGCATGTCGGGGGTCTTTACGTAGACCGCTGCCCGCATGACGGCGCTTTGGCCCGTTGCCTCCTCAATGATCGTTGCCGCCTGGTTCCCCTGGCTGTCCCGGACGGTATACTTGAAGCTCATGAACCCGGTATACGTGGGATTCGGGGTAAAGAGGACATCTCCCTGGGCGGTGATGGAGGCAGTGCCTCCCGTGACATCCGACAGGGCGGTGATGGTAAGGATGTCCCCCTGGTAATCGATGTCATTGCCCAGAAGCTGGTTTTTGGAGATGAGGTGGGAGTTGGTGCGATCAAAGGATGTACCGGTTGCATCTTTGGCGAGGACGTCCTTGACCGGCAGGGGGTTCTCGATATTGACCTCCAGGTGGGTGATGTCGCTAAACTTAAGGGTCTCCACTGCAAATTATCTCCGATTTTGTACAAAATTATCTAGGATTTTGCAAACCTTTTTTTGGAAAACTCGGGGATGGATTAAGAATACACAAATAGCAGCCGTTTTCAGGATTTCACAAGCTCCTTTAAACGCTGCTTTAAAATGGTCTTAAATGGGGCTTACCCACACAACAAGGGTGCCCGCAGCTTATACACTGCTCACTTTCAACGCCCTTGCTTACCCCTGTTGAGGATAATGTTGAGCTTGGCGTTCATGTTATCCGTCTCCGCCACTGACCTCCCTGCCTGATCAACGTTAATGCGCATATTGATAATGGTCTGGGTAGATTCTTTCAAGCGTCGATCAACAGCGGCAGCCTCTGCAAGGCGTCTTAGGCTCTCAGCCTTTACGTCAGGCTTGTCCATATAGTCTATAGCCTCATATGTGGCATACGTGCCCGCAGTGAGGGGCAAATACCGGGCGATCCAGGGCAGTGCCGACTTTAACAGCGTTGGAAGACTTCTTTTTGCAACAGGAGGTACACCTGGAGGTGTTCCCGGACCTGGTAAGGGATTGCCAAAATTAGATGGCATATTAACGACATATACCCTCTGCACCCCGCCTATTTCTCCTGGATCACCGGACCCCCCTGTTTTGCGAGAGCGTTTTCCCATAAAGACTTCATATATGTCCTTTATAAAGTCCCAGAGCTTCATCGTGCCTACGGTACCGCCAAGGCCCAGGATTGCCCAGATGCCGCCCTTCGTGACGACAGGATGGTTGTTAAGAAAGTCCAGGGCTTCTCCTAGTTTTTCCACAGGCCGCGCCAGATTATCGTTTGCAAACTTTAAGAGAGTGGTTCTGAATTGTTCTGCCTTGGCGGCGGTCATCCCCGTCCAGAATGCAAACTCTCTCATTGTCTCTTTTCCGTCGCCGCCTCTTTTGGTAAAGTTATCAAACATACGGAAGTCGCCGAATTTTTTATATGATTCAGCTATCCAGTTTATAGCGCGTATAGATTCTTCCCCAAAAAACTGGTCGAGCTTTGTTCGATCTCCCTTTGTCCTTCGGACAATTTCTTTGATTACATAGACGAAGTTTTTGAACACTGCTCTTCCCTGCTTCTTTGATTCTTCGGCGTCAATAATAGAGAATCCGGTCATTTTTTCTATCTTCTTGCGGTTCTGGATCATATCGCTTATAGCACGCTCTGTCGCGGTTGTGGCCTGTTCGGCGCTTCCCGTGCCGCCTCTCGCGAGTTGGATGAATGCGCCAAATTCCCGTACTCCCTGCATCCCCTGAACGCCCCAGCTTGCAGCTGATGTGAAAAGACGCTCTCCGAGATCCCCGATCTGTTTCAGCGTGAATGCGCCCTCGTTGCCCTGATCAATCAATATGTCCAGAGCGGCTTTGATATCTTTTTTTGCTATGCCGAACTTGTCGTGAAGAGTTGAGACTACAGACCCAATGTCTTTCATTGCTGCCCCTGATGCCGACCCCGCATAGCCCATATCTCTCAAGGCTCCGACAGCTAACTCAAGGTTGCCTGATTTTTCGATAATCGGTTCCATCGCTTCGAGTAGCTCGATCGGCGACCTATAGGTCTCTCTTCCTATGGCAAAAAGGTTGTCCTTAAGTTGATACATCTCCTTCTTGGACATTTTCGCCTGGATGGCCATGCGTGCCAGCCTCGCATCGAAGTCCATCATCGACTTCCCGACCACGGCGATCCCCGCTGCCGAGGCGATACCGGCGAAGGGTGTCATAACCTGGTCGCCTACGTGGCGGATCGTGCGTCCAACCCGATTAAGCACCGCAATGCTCTTGTCGCCGAAATTGTGGATGGTTTTACTGCTGCGGTTTATCGCTTCGTCGAGCCTTCGGGCGTTGGCTGACAGGGTAATCTCTATGTTATTTGGCATGTTTTCTCACCTTATAAGCCTTCCCTTCTCCTCTTTTTGCCGACTCGCAGGATATCTCCATAGCTAGGATGTAGATCCACTGGCCCATTGTAAGATCGCAAGCCGGTTTACCAAAAAGGTAATAAGCTGTCTTGCTATGCCTATACTTGAAACGCTCCCAATCGCTGTGGGATTTTTTTTTTACATCGTCCAGGATAGCGTCAATCTCTCCTTCGCTCAGACCATAGCCAGCGGAGCAATCCTTTTCGAACGCAAGATATTCATCGACAAGGGTGTTTTTTTCATCGACAGTAAGCAACCCCCGAAAGCGCTCGATGGTTCTCGCGAGAGGCTCGCCCTCTCCGTCTGATAAGGCTTTGTAGACCATGCGCAGGCTCTTTTCTGCTTCATAGGCATCAATCGTCACCATTGATGTTTCAATGCTTTTACGCTTGAAATACTGTTCTGTTTCGAAGTGCGCTTCCTGCCTCTGTGCTTCCGAAAGAACGCTTATTGTGACATCCATATCCGATCCGGGAAACCGAATTGTCTTGCGGTTGTTTGTTCCGGCTTTTAAACGCTCCAATAGATCTGCATGGCTCATATCTTTTCTCCCTTATTCTGACAAAATAATAGTGTGGATAACTTTTTCATACCGCTCGAAGATTCCGTTGTGGCAGCAGTTTAAGCCCTCCAGCGTGTGTCTTGTTTTCTTTGCTGTGGCCGCAAGATCCTGAAGAGTTTTTGCTGTTTTTTGATCTCTGCCTCTTATGTCCTGAATTGCAGCAAAAGCACTTACCGGTACCGCAAGGCGGGAAAGCGCTTTAGATACATTTGGTCTTAGGTTTGTTTGCATTCTTACTCTCCTGCTTCATATTTTCTGGTGCAAAAATGTGCTAAACTATACATGTCGATGCTGTGGGCCGTGTCCCAATACAGCAAAGACCGGCAGACTCTGCACGGAGGGTGTCTGACCCAATAGCAACATCTTCATCATAATCCACCGGAGTGGGCCTGGGTTCCCGATACTCCGGTGCAGAACGCTACAGTTTCCAGGAGCTGCTTGCTCTTATTTTTCATCCCCTTGGTATCTCCTTATTCAGCATCTCGGGTGCAAGCACCTCACGCAACGCATTCTATTTGGTCTCATACAGGCGAGAAGGATCAATTGCCCTTCCTATTTTTCCCAGTAATCCTCTAGCATGCATATCCTGGAGAAAGGTTGTCCTATTATAGAACCAGCCTAAATCGGTCTCGTCACCGATTACAACCAAAGACGGAATGGCAGACAAGGAACTGTTTTCCCAACCCAAGGCGGGACCTCTTTGGGAGGTAGGGGCTACCGCGGGTGTAGTGTCTGGAGCTACGGCAAGAAGGCCATTTACGCCGCGAGAAAGTATGTCGTATCTGACTTTAGCCTCTTCAAGGGACATGAGTATTTCGGACATGCGACGGCCTATTTCGTTATATTCTGCAACCAGGGGCCTTATGGTTTCTTCCTTTATTATTTCCCTGTTCAGTAGGTACATTTCCCTTTCCAGATCGATTTTTTGATCTTCCAGAAAGGAGCACTTTTCCTCCAGTCCCAGGATTTCATCCTCGATCATCTCCTGGTTTTGCCGGATCTCCCTTATAGCTGCATTGATCTTTTTGGGGTCACCCTCTTCGGCTAGCACAGTCTGACGCTCTCTTCTCAGGCGTTCAATGTCGTCTTGGTATTGTTGGGATTGGCTTTTCGACTTATTCAGCCTTTCCTTTGTCCGCTCAAGGTTCTTATGATTTTCGATAATGAGTTTGTTGATCTCGTCAAGCCTTGCCTTTAACTCTTCAACCATTGTGAATCCTCCTTTTATGCGAGATTGGACAGCTCTTCTATGTATTCCATGATCAAAGCAGGGTTTTCGGTCTGGACCTCTGAAAAAGCCTCTCCGTAAGATAAATCAGGCTTTTCATTCATTTTGCAATGAACAAGAACCTCAAGTTTGTCGGAGGGCTTGCCTTGCTGAAATATTTCCTCAGCGAAATCGTAAGTAATGCACGCTGCATTTGCGGAAAACCGAATATTATCGAGGCCAGGTATAGATGGAGGGGGAGCACCGAGAAAATTTATCCTTTTTAATCCGCCGGATGACGTGAGCGTTATGCTGCGCTTCTTGAACATCCCCTTCCTGAGCATGTCGATAAACTCGGGAACTGCCTCTTTCAGCTCGGCATAAAGGATATTACCCTCAGCTTTCAGTGATTTTATCCACGCCCAGGCCGGGGAAGTATCCGTAACCGGCCCAATGGCCACGGGAGCTTCATGGACTCTCGGGTCATATTTGCGCACCATCTCGTCAAGATCGGCTTTGCAAAATGCCTTCGGTGCTCCGCCTTCATTTTTGTACGAACCAGTTTTGAAAATCTCTACCCACATAGGGACCTCCTTTGCGTAGTCGCCTTGTATTTATTGGCGTATTGGTTGAGTGTGCGCCCTTGCTTTCTTCAATATCTCCCTCACGGTAATGTCCGTTATGTGGTATTTGCGGGCAAGCTCAGCATGGTTGGAGCCGTTAAATTCCTCTATGATCTTGTTGTTTCTTTCTCTTACGGCGATCATTTGATCGATGTCGAGTTTCGGAAGATAGATGTTGGCCCCTCCTAGTTCTTGACCAATGATCAAAGCCGCTTCGATGCCTATAAGACTTGCAAAGACCTGATACGTCGGATGAAGATCTTCCAGCTTTATGTCGTGTGCAGGCGGGTTAATCTCCTTGCTTATCCGGCCCTGAAGTTTCGCCGTCTTCCTCCTGGTTAAACGTCGTGAATTCACTTTGAATCCCCTCTCGTTTCTTCTTTGAGAATGGTGTAGATCTGACGGACAGTAAGCCCGTATCTCAAAGTAAGTTTTCTTACGGGCTCGCCTCGGTCATAGGCGTTCCGGATCTCCTCGTCCCGTTCTTCCCTATGGATGAAACTGAGTTTCGGGATCGAGAGCGTAAGGCCACCAAAGGTCCTGCTTATTTCTAGTGCGGCTTCAACGCCAACAAGCTCGGCAACTACCTTGAAGTCCCCGGTAAGTCGTGACAGGATCTCGCTATTAGATACCACTCAACCCTCCTTTATGAGGCTGCACTTACATTTGTTCTGACTTCTCCACAGGCGAAGCAGCCCGTAGATAACCTGGCTCGCCTCGATGGAAGTCTGTATCCTTTCTATGTTGAAGTAGCGTTTGAGCCATCCGGAGAACCCATCAACGGTCCACCATTTGATATCATCCCGGAGACGCTTGATTTTGGCCAATTGTCCGGGGCTTGCCGGGTAGACCACGTCCATCGGTATAGCATCCCGTTTCGGACGTGGCAGGCAGCGGGTGCATGTTCTGACACGGCGAACCGGCAGAAAACCAAGGCTTTTGAAATAGTCGATAAGGTCTTTTCCTTGCGCTGAGGTAAGATCTCTCGCCGAGCGCACGCCGTATCTGCGCTTCAATATAGCCCTATATTCCTCGTCGGTAAGACCGAGCTGCACTGCCGCCACATGGATTACCGCAAGCCAGCTCTTCTTCATGAGTGTCTTATTTCTTTCCGCCATGGAATTTTCACCCCTCTAAAAGCAAGCCTCAGTTTGATAAGCGCTTTTGTCTGGATCTGTGCTACTCTTCCCCTATTGAGGTTCAGCGCTTTGCCAACGTAGTCGAGAGTTTTATCCTGCCAGAATCGCAACTCAATAATCTGTCGTTCCCTTTTGTTTAACGATTGCAAATACCTATTGATATCAAGTTTCTCTGCTTCTTCTTCCGGGTTGTCATCTTCGGAGACGAGTTGGTCTTTTAACGTTGTGTCGGCCCCATAGAAGCCGCCTTCCTCTTGAAAGAGTGGACGGTCAAGAGATTCATCAACGTGAGACAAGTAATTCAGCTTTACACGGATTACCCGCTGCCTGATCGCTGGTTCAGCATACGTTGTGAAGCGAAATCCCATGTTCGGGTTAAATGTCTTTGCGGCAACGATAAGGCCGAGACATGCCTCGGATACCATATCCATGAGTGGAAGCCCTGGCCTCCAGTACTGGAATGTCACTTTTAAGGCAAATCTAAGGTTTGCCTCTATGAGACGGTTTATCATGCCGGGTTCGCCTTTTTGCAGACGTTGTGCGAGATTACTCTCGTCTTCTCTTGTCAAAACGGCAATCTTTTCCACTTCATTGGTGAACATTCTCAATAATTCCTTTTCCCGCGAGCCATCATAACGGTCTTCCATTCACAGCTCCTTTCGTGATAGGATGTCGTCACAAGAGGAGCGTTCCGATTATTTTCAAGGCCATTACCGGGGACACGGTGAGTGGCCTTTTTAATTATCCGACAACCGCTGCTTTTCTCTGAATCTCCCTTGCTGCCCCGCAGTATTTCTCTTCATTCTGGGCTGCCTGGATCTTATCGATCTCATCAATCACCGCATCGAAAAGATCATCCGCTGCCTTTACGATCTTTTCTGTTGTCTCCCCCGCTACTTGAAAGATTAAACTCCATTCAGGTGGCTCATGGAGCGTGCCACTATTTTCTTCTGCGTACACTGCGGCATGCTCACACGCAAGGAGAAGATTTTTTATCTTATCGACCTCTACACATATGTTAAGATGTCGCGTATTCAGGACTTCCTTGAGGTTTTCTCTTATCCGTTGATCCATGAATCATTCCTCCTTGGTTACTTTTGGTGATACTCTGTCTATCTTTACGCTGCACCTTGCAGTCTGTTTCTCTTCCAGGACATCGTAAATAAACCGTTCGGACACGCCGAGTTTTACACACAGGCTTTTGACGTTGTTCCCGGTAAAGTGCTGGCGTATGTATCTCTTCCTTGCCTTATTCAGATCCTTTCCTGAAACGTAGATGCTCATTGAGCAGAAATAGTCGAAGAGGCTTACAAGCGTCTCTATACCACAGTATTTGTAGACGAGCTTCATGTCGCCGTCGAGCAGATCCTCGATTTCGATTTCTTCCAGCCATTTACATGACCGCCCCCTCGCCGACGTTTCCTGCCGGTCTTTCTGATCTGGTTTTTCTCGCACCCTAGACATGCTCAAATTTCCTCTGAGACCTGTTTAAAATGTGTTTAATTTCGCAATTTCCCCGTATCATCGTATCATTCACCGTATCAGCCTCTTCCGAGCATCCTGGGGCATTTTTCGAGGAGCGCAGTTTTCTCTCTGTCATGGCCTTCAGGGCGCTGATTACTTTGCCTGCCGTGTCGCTGTCGAGGAAGCGGAGATCCGCCGTTTTGAACCGGTGAGAAAGGAAGGCCCGTAGCTCTGCCTGTTCCTGCTCCATAAAAGGAGATGGATAGAGCCTGTTCCACATGGCCTCTATCTTCTGTAATTGCTCCGGGCTGGCCATGCCTGGGCGAAACCCGAGGCTGCTGAAATGGGCCTCATAGTATGGCTCCTCGCCTCGCCGGAAGGTTCGCTGGAATTCCTGAAGCACCATAATAAGGCGTCTCGCCTGGACAAAGGTAAGCATCGTGGAGCTTGCAACACCAAAACCCTCCTCGAGGGTTCTTCGATAGAGGACGTCCGGCATTTCAAGGACCGAAACAAGGGTATGTATCTTTCTGACCTGGGCCTTGGCGATCATTCTCACGGTGCTTTTCACGGTTTCCCTCCTATGCATTGAGAAACTGGGCAACGGATTATCATTTCCTCGTCCCGCACTGTCTGCACCGGTGATACAACCTGATTGTTTCCGGATTGGACGCCCGGTTGCCGATTGCCTTTGCCCGACCCCAGGTTTCGGCGCATCGTGCCGCGGAGATCTGGCCAAGGATAGGGCATTCGATCAGGCCGTTATTACCGTAGACCTTTCTGATCCTGGCCTCGATGTTTGCAGTGCTGGCAGGGTATTTGTCGTTACATAAAAGGCTTATCATGGATTTCGACACCCCCAGCTCGACTGCAACCTGCCGGATGCCCTTAACCTTGACGTGTGTGCGCAATAAGTTAATCCACATCGGTCTTTACCGCTCCTATGGGCCTCTTCGGCCCTGGGTCTTTGGCGAGCATCCACATCACGTTTCTTGTGCCTGCCTTCCCCAAACACCTCAGATAACCGCGCCGCTTGTATTCTTTAGTGAAGCACTGGACGTTTCCCATGCTCTGTCCTGAAATCGCCGCCAGATCGTCCCGCGTAAACCGCCTGAGCACGCGGATTGCCTGCCACATCTTGTCCCAGCCGTTTGTCTCCCGTTTCGGCGAAGCCTCGGCTTTTATCTTAAGCAATGACGTGTTGCGGTAGGTGATCTCCTTGATTGGCCTTCCTTTTCCTTCGAGGGGTATCTCCTTATCTGCCAGACGGGTGATAAATCCCGCGTTTTCAAGTTTCCAGAGTTTATGCCGGGTGGCAGACCTCTCAATGCCCGTCGCCTCGGCGATCTGCGAAACAGTGTAGAATATGGTCCCGAATGCGAGACACGCCCTTATGACAGTCTTGAGCATCACGATCTCCCGACGAGATTTGCTGCTGAGACCTCTTGCGTGTTATTCATCCGCGCCGCTGCCTCAGCCTTGTAGAGCCACTTCTTGATCTGGCGGAAACGGCCCGTGTCGGCATGAATCAGGTCGATCGCGTCCTCGGTGAGAGTCACGTCACAGAGTTGCGCCGTAATATCCACGATGTCAGCTCTCGTGAGGGGCTGAAACCGGAGGACTTCGATAAAGCGGTCATAGAGGTGCCGGTAACGGCTGAGCTTTTTGTCCGCCTTGTCCATGCCGATGAAGACCATAGGGGTTCCCGCCGTATCGTGGATATCCCGCAATGTTTCCAAGACCCTTGCATCGTAAGCCAGATAGTCCACCTCATCGATAATGAGAGTTCTTGGTCGCTCAAGCAATTGTTCCACACACTGACGGAAAAGATCGGAGGTTCTATGTGCTGGGGCCTCTCCAAGCTCGGCCACAATTTCCTCAAGAAGCCAGCGGCCTGTCATGAGTTTTTTGGTCCTGATAAACGCCGCCTCGTGCTGGAGCACCCACCAGAGCGCCGTTCTCGTCTTGCCGAGGCCGGGCTCACCGTAAATAAGGGCCATGCCCGGAAGATCTTCGTCCCTTTCCTGAAGACGGCCCATGGCATCGGTAAACCGTACCACGTTCGACGTTCTTGCAAAAACGTGTTTCATGTGATAAGTTCCTCCTATCGTTTAGTTTTGCCCCGTGCACGGTTCCTGTCCATCACGGGGTTTTTTTATCACCGGTATCCTAGCCCCGCGTTCCGGGTAGCTTCCTTTCTGGAATACTCCTCTGCCTGCCTTTCAAAAAAGAGATAGTTATCCTCATAAGCCTGAGTTGTCTTGTACCACGTGACCCACTCCTCGTCTTCTTTTGTGGGGCACCCGTGCTTCAAATGCCATTCGTAGCGCGGTGTAAGTTCGTCCCATCGGAAATTAGGCCGTTTCAATGGAGTTTCAGCGGCAGGCGAAGGCTCGGTTGTTTGTTGATCCTCCGTGAAACCGCTTGTTAACTCCTGTTTAATTGCGGCCAAAACAGGCGCACTTTGTTCTTTAGGCCCATTCTCAGGCGGAAGAACAACCGGCGCAGGATCTGCCACGCGGTTGCTTTTGAGCATATAGTCAGGGATACGGGTCTCGGCAGGCAAAGGGGTGAAAGACGCCTCAGCCTCTTCCATCTTTTCAATAGTCCTGGGCGTCAAAGGCACGATATCGGACCAGGGCTGAAGACCCTTCTTTTGCGGCATAAGCTCTTTTGCGGCCTTGACCTCTGCCTTGCAAAGACTTCGCTGCTTATTTTGACGATACTTAACCTCTGCCATGTCCTTCGCATTTCCCAGCAGGCGCGCCATGGGATGAACCCCTTCCGTCCGCTGGGCCTCGCCAAGATACCGGCCTTCACGATCATAGACCTTTACAAAAGAGAGATCGGAAAGAGAGTATCTGATAAAGACGTGTTCCCGGAGGCCGCAGAGAGATTCATCATAATAATCCGCGCCCAGGAACCTTATTCCGTTTGCGCGGATTGTTTTGATCTCCGTTGCCATCATCAGCTCGTCAAGTTCATCGATGTTCACGCCGGAGCCTTGCCCTTCCCGGAACACCTCACCTATCGTTTTTCCCTTGGCGTGCGGGCAGGGCTGGACTTCCAGATATTCCCTGATCCAGGTATCAACCATCTCTATGGTCTCAGCGATTGTTGGGACATATCCGTTGTGGTGTATCCTGTGGAAGGTCTCGCCCATGTTCATCCAGGCGGGTTTGTCACTGATAGAGGAGCCTACAAAAGAAGGGAGAAGCCGCTCGAACTTGCCGGTGAACTCTTTCCAGAGCCGCTCAACAGGTTTTGCCTTGGCGTTGTACTTCATGGAAAAGACAGGCGATATCCCGAGTTTGCCGAAAAGGCCGTAAAACCCTGCCTCTTCAAAGTCGACGCCAGCGGTAAAGAACTTCGCCCGAAAGGCTTTGCCGTTGTCCTGATAGGCAATTTTCGGCGCCTTGCCCAGGCGTATAACCGCGTTTCTCAAAGCCGACGCGACGGCCTGAGTGCTCTCTTCCACCATTATTTCGAAGCCTGCAAGGTTCCAACTCTTCCAGTCGAGGTATCCGATAAGCGTTGCCCTGCACGGCTTGCCGGTATAGGGGTTGATCACCTGGAAGTTAAGGCGGTGCCCGTCTGCAACGAGGACGTCACCTACCTCAAGCCTGGAGGGGTCGCGCTTGATGGAGAATATCACTTTGTCCTTGAGCGCCTTTTCTCCTTCTCTGAGAAAGGTCCAGGTATCGAAGTGTTTCCCTTTGAACCACTCAGCCCAACGGCGGAACGTAATAGGGACCGATGGTGACAAAATGCCCCTCTTGGCAAGGACAACCTTGGTGATCCTTATTGCCTCGCCGATGCTCAGCTTATTGGGATTCAAAAGACAGTCCCGGAACATGATTTTCTCTTCCTGGGTGAGTGCGGGTTCTTTCTTCTCGCAGTGCCATTGCGGAACAAGGAGGGTCCAGTCGGAAGACCCAGATAGTGTTCTGTGCCATCTTTTGACCGTGGAGATATCGACAGCCCCGAGGATCTCATAGATGCGGGGCATAAGGAGACCCATATTGTAGGCTTGCTCGAAATCCTGATCGGTCTTTAACCGTGCTTTCGGCGCTTTGTAGTGTTGCCGGTGTTCCTGCCATGCCGCAACCAGGTCAAGGCGGGCAAGGGCAATAGTTTTGAACTTATTGGGAACCATCGGTGCTACAACAGGGACGGGCAGCGGGGGGACTGCCCGCCCCACTAAAAAGGGGGTAACAGGAGCGAAAGCGCAAACCGCTGTTGAACCGGTGTCGCTGTCGCCCTTGTCCTGGGTGAGCTGGTTGGTATTGATCGATGCATAGTGTTTCTGCCGGGCGCTCTCGGAGATCGCAGGGTCATTGATGTTGATAAGCCAGATTTTACCGGCGCGCCCGACGCCGTTGCCGTCTGCTTGTTGGATGAGGGTGTACTTGTGATGCTCGATGTTCCACCGCACCCCTCTCTCGGTGATACCAATAAGCTTGGCTATACGTGGTACTGGCTGCCAGTCGTTCATTTTGCTCTTCTAGCCACCTCTATTAGCAATTCCACAACTCTTTTCTGCAACTCGATGATCTGCTGGAGTTGACCCGTCACTTGTTTTTCGAAGGCGTTTGCCGGGACACCAATTACGGCCTCGACATGTTTGTCCCATGCAGCCCTTATGTTTTCGGGAAGGGCTGGATCGTTGACGTTGATCAGCCAGATCTGACCACCTTTGCCCTTGGCACGCTTCACATGTGTATACACTCCTCTGTGAATACGGTGTCTTATCGCCGACGCACCTACTCCAAGAAGCTGCCCCAACTCGCTCGGTGTCAACCACTCGTTTACAGTCATTAAGCCCTCCTATCGTGATTGCTCCCTGTTTAGACTTTTTCAGTCGCGCCCACAGTCATTGACTTCAGATAGTCCCGAATTAGCTTCTCCTTCCCGTTGAGCTTTCTCTTCTCTTCAACTATTTTGCCCAACTCCAGCCGGAGAGCGTCCTCACTCTCGATGTAGTATCCTCCGGCAGTACCGCACAGTAACCGTAGGATCGTTTTATCTCCGGTTGCTTTCATGAATGCATTCAGGTAGGCAAGGGGAAACCGGTTATTTTCTTTACTCTCGGCAGACCAACTGTCAATCATTGCCTTTGTGATTTCTTTGCCAAGGTCCTCTGACATAATGGCTGCCACCTGATACCTGCTGAGAGTGGTTTTCTTAAGTGCCTCAGTTATGAGTTCACGGATGGAAACATCAAGATTCAATTGGCCAGGGAAGGCTGTACGCTGTTCGCAATGGGAACGTTCTTTCTCGACCTTCTCTATAATTTCCAGGATTGAACCCTGGCCCGGAAGCACGTCTATTCTTTTTCGGAACTTAGCCATTGACGCCCCCAGTTGATTCATTTAGAATTGTCTCATGTCGGATATTTCGGTAAAATGGATCTGCAATAACCCGTGTCACAGGCTTTTCTCCTTTTGGGCTTTTAGTTCGCAGTCCATTTCTTCCCAGATACTAGCAGGCATTCCCAGGGCCCGAGATATAGCCTTGCGAAGTCTTGGAGTCTTTCTGTACCCGCTAACCACATGGTTAATGGCTTGCCTGGTAACATGTTCTTGTCTGGCTAGTTGTGCGCCGCTGATCCCCGCCAAAATCATTATCGCTCTTATTTTTTTTGCTACCGTAGTTGTCATGTCTCCTATGTTTAATACATTAGACGCCCGTATGGGCGGTTGTCAAGAAAAAAGCGACCGAATAGGCGTAATTTGAAAAAGTATTGTGAAATTGGGAAAAGGATCAAAGAATTAAGGGGTTCACAGTCACAGTCAGAAATTGCACAAAAACTTGCAACGTCCCTTCGGGCGTATCAAAGGTATGAATCTGGAGAACGGATGCCCCCCGCGCAAGTGCTCCAGAAAATGGCGGACATCTTTAGTTCATCAATAGAATATATTGTGCAGGGAGATGAAACATCCCTGGTACGCTTATTGCGCGAAAAAGAAGAAAAATCTCAAAGGCTTCAGGGAAGTCTGGACGTGCTCGACGAACAGTTTAGAAATAAGTTTCTCACACAACTGGGCATTTCGCCCCCCGACAATATTTCAGGATTCATCGATACATCTAATTACCTAAAAATGCTCGGTATAGATTTAATGAAAGTGTTACGCTCGAAGACGAAGAGCTTCACACCTTTCGATTTGGAAATTATGACGGAGGTCATTATCGGCGTTGAAGAAGTTTTTGAAAAATATGGGCTTCGCTTGCCGCCGAAGAAGAAAGCCAAGTTAATCACACTCCTTTATGAAGAAATGCTTGAGAAAAGGACAGATAAGACTGTCTTTGATAAGAAGGTGATCAGCATCGCTCGCGGTTTAGCGGTGTAAGTTGAGGAAGGTTGCCACAAACAGATTTCCTGAGGAGGCCGTATGTCTGACAGGGAAAATGAAATTGTAAACCTCATGGAGGAAGCCGCTAAGCGGGGGAAGCCTCTATTAAATACCAGAAGTTGCGGCATAGCGCAGAAGATCAAGGGTAGCCGGAACCGGCAAACGGTGCGATCAAAAAAGGCGTCTTCCATCTCTCAAACCACTCATGGTAACGCCAATATTCAGCAGGTCATAATCACGGAGAAGGCTCCTCGTGTCAACTATCTTCCCCCTCCCGACACCATAGGATCAGATGGATTTTTGAAACAACGCATCATGGAACTACTCAACAAAATAGGGGATGCGAGGAAGAGCAGGGGTCTTGAGAATGCCCACGCGGTAGTGCGCGCGCGGCTCAAGAAGGACCTTGGCATTAAAGACAACCCATGGACGATAATATGGCAGTGGCCAAAGGAGTGCGCTCCCGACATAATCGTCTACCTCGAGGACAAGTACGCAAGGACCATCCCCGGCAAAATAAAGGCAGCCTCCAAGGGAGAAGGGCATGTCCCCACTAGAGGTCGTTTGTATGAGAAGGAGAAGGAGTTATTAGATCATTTTGACTTAAAGATGAATAGCGCGCAGGTGAAGGCATTGCTCCTTCAGAAGTTTGGCGTTGAATCCCATAGCGACCTCACCCATGCCCAACATTTGCAGTGGGTCAGATATCTTGAACATGAGGTCAGTAAAATAGAAGAGTCATGGCTATAGGGCAGAGAAAGTTGTAAATTGCATTTTGATGGTAGAAATTTGATAGGAAGCTTGTGAAAAATTCTGAAGCCGCGAACGGCATGTGAGGGCCGAAAACGAGAAAAATCTCTCAACTGTTTCGTGCTAGGACGTCGGGGACTAAGGAAGTGGCCTGCCTTTGCGCTGATTGCTATTTCACCTATGATAATATCAGGTTACCGCAACTTCCTTAGGGTCGTCTACTTCCTTAGCCATTACTTCCTTAGGGGTGGGGTACTAAGGAAGTTGCTTGGCCGACAGGTAAAACCTCATTCAGCCACCATCACCGGCTTACACAAAATGAACCCTCAACTTTTTGTACAAAATCCCAGATACGCTTTTGAGTTTTCCACGCATTTCGTAGAAACCTCTTCTGCTCGTCTCATTTCGCGTAGTCCCGCGATATTTCATATCTTCCCACTCATTTTCGCCACTGTGCCAACTGCGCAAACCCCCGGTTAATGCAAACCGGAGAAAGCCGGGCTTTTTTGTGCCTGGTTACAATGTGCTTACATAAAGATTTTGAGCCGAAAAGCCACTTGTTGGTTGTAGTGTCTAACCTATTAGAATCATTAATGCCTAGGACGGGAATCGAACCCGTACACCCGCGAGGGGCGAGGGATTTTAAGTCCCTTGCGTCTACCTATTCCGCCACCCAGGCACTGGGTTTGTTATAATAAGAAAACTATGGCATGTCAACACAAAAGGAGAGGAGCAAGGTAACCCTCGGTCTCGGCGGCCAACAAAAAACCCTTACGCATAGTTCCTATTCCCAGCTTTCAACGAATACGGTTACAACACACATGACGTCCGGACGGCAGCAGATCACGCACGCTCAGAATCGGTCAGAAAATATGCAAAGGCCGAAGCATCAGCAAGGAAGGCAATCCTTAAAGAAAGGTTGCTCCCCTAAAATCTCAGCAGGAAATAGCAGGAAAATCAAAGAAAAAGTAGCCTGAAATTATTGAAGAATTGGCGGAAGTGCATGGGAATCGAACCCACCCACCAGCTCGTCACCGGTGCACTGGTTTTGAAGACCGAAAAGGACAAAAATTGAAGCCCTTGATATTAAGGCTGATTTCCCGTAAGTAATTGATATCAGGTAATAGTTTCAGTTCCATGTAGTCCATTCTATTCCAGCTTTTGTATTCTTTTC